TCGTACTCGAGGATACGAATGGTAACCGGAAACTTCTCAAACAGCGCCGCGATCAGAAAATAGATAATGTTGCATCTACGATGGACGCTTATATAGCATATAAGCTCAATAAGGATGCATTCGAGTGAGGTGAGAAACCAAAATGGGATACGTTTACAGACAGCCTTATCCGAATGAATTATATCATTATGGTATTCAGGGTCAGAAATGGGGTGTAAGACGATTTCAGAATCCTGATGGGACATTAACGGCTGCTGGAAAACAGCGATATGGTTTTCCAGTGAATGATGAAACCATAAAATATAAAAGGCTTGGTCACGGGAATCGAATAGAACGGACATATGCCAAACGAGAAGCTAAAGATATTCGTAATGAACGTAAATATGAAAAACGTGAAGAAAAACTTTTAGCTAGTGGCAAGGGTAAATCCGCTCAAAAGGCTCATAATAAAGCAGAAAATGCAAGTCGGCAAAAACGTTCAAAACAGGGGATGGCCGATGTATATTATGAATTAGATCCGGTCAGTCAAAGAAAAATCAATAACGGTTTTAAGAAGATAAGAAGAATGGGATTTTGGTCAATGTTTGCAACTGGTGATAGGCGTCAGTATAAATTATCTAAATACCAGGCTGACGAGTATGTAAGAAACCAGCTTGCAACTACAGATTATTTTGAAAGAATTTCCGATAATGGAAAAAAGACCGCAAATACTATTCTATATGGCTGACCCCTTTTTTAAAAGGTCTGGGAGAGGAAGATATTTATGAGCTACATTTACAGACAGCCTTACGCTAATGAGCTTTGGCACCATGGCATCTTAGGACAGAAGTGGGGCGTAAGACGCTATCAGAATCCGGATGGAACGTTGACTGCGGCTGGAAAGAAAAGATATTTGACTTCTGAAGGCGGATTGACTGTTGCTGGACAAAAAGCTGAAAAGAAAGCCCACGATAGATTATATGGAAAAGGGTCTTACGATAAGTTTAATGATGACGCAAAAGCAGCGCAAGAAAAAGAATTGCGGTCCATGGTAAATGATAAATCTACAGAAGAATTGAAAGCCACACGCGATTTAACAGCAAAAACTGCAAAACAAATGTTAGATCGAGCCATAACTGAAACAAACGCAGGCAGATACTTTACTGACGAGTATTTTAAGTCTAAGAAAGCCGCAGTAACTATGATGAATATGAGCGAAGCGGCAAATTCTGTGCTAACAATCCGTGGCAATGCTTTTGCAGATGCTAAAAATAATGATATGTATAGTATTGATTATTTGGAAATGGAACCTAGGCCACATGATAGAAATGGGATGCTCAAAGATTACGATCAGTGGTTGAACGATCCGAAAGCCTGGCGTGAAAGGACTGGCCTTGGATGAGTTTTTGCATACCTGACTTAAAAAGGAGCTATGACGCCCAAGTATATGGTCGAGACGTCTATAATATTGAATATAAGAAAAACAAAAGTGAACAAAAGCTCAATTCAATGAATTAAAACAGCGAATTAGTAGGGAGGTGGTCCAGATGCCATCATTAGGCGATAGGCTTCGACACGCCTGGAACGCCTTCAGCAATACAGATTATTACGGCTACCAGTCCATCGGGGCAGGTAGCTCTTTTCGTCCAGATCGCCCGAGAATGACACGTGGAAGTGAGCAGTCGATCCTGAATGGTATCATTACTCGCCTGAGCATCGACGTGTCATCTGTCCCGATCTCTCATACCAGAATGGATCAAAATGGGGGATACGCGGAGACAATTGAGGATGATCTTAATAACTGCCTTACACTCGAGGCCAATATTGATCAGACGTCCAGAGAGTTTATGCGCAGCGCAGTTGCCATGCTTTTGGATAAAGGCTGTGTGGCGCTTGTCCCGACAGTTACCGATATAAATCCAAATCTTTCAAGCTCTTATAACATTAAGAAAATGAGAGCTGGAGAAGTAGTGTCTTGGTATCCTCAGCATGTGACAGTTGATCTGTATGATGAATTTACTGGTCAACATAAGCAGGTAACGCTTCCGAAGTCAGTCGTGGCTATTATTTACAATCCATTTTACTCGGTAATGAATGAGCCAAACTCGACATTGCAGAGATTAAAACGGAAACTTGTAATTCTGGATGCCATCGATGAACAGTCTGGGTCTGGAAAGTTGGATCTTATCATTCAACTTCCTTATACGATCAAATCAGAAGGTCGTCGACAGCAGGCAGAAATGAGACGAAAAGATATTGAAAACCAACTCGCTGGCTCGAAGTTCGGCATTGCATATATTGACTCTACGGAGCACATTACGCAACTGAACAGAGCCATTGAAAATAATCTGATGAAACAGATAGAGTACCTTACTTCCGTTCTGTATGGTCAGTTGGGACTTACACAGGAAATCATAGATGGAACCGCTAATGAACAGACGATGCTGAATTACAACAACAGAACAGTAGAGCCCATTCTGAGTGCTTTTGTCGATGAGATGAAGCGTAAGTTTTTGACAAAGACCGCCAGATCGCAGGGGCAGTCGATCGTATTCTTCAGAGATCCGTTCAGGTTGGCTCCTGTTGCACAGCTTGCTGAGCTTGCCGATAAGCTTACCCGTAACGAAATCATGAGCCCGAATGAATTCAGAGTCAGAGCCCTTGGCTATAAGGCTGTGGATGACGATCGAGCGAACGAGTTGAGAAACCGTAATCTGAATGAATCGCCGGATGCTGAACCGGCGCCTCAGACAGATAGTGGACAATTAGATATAGGAGAATAAATCAAAATGGGAGAAACGTTTGACTTTGCCGGTTGGGCGACGAAGAATGACATTCTTTGTGCCGATGGCCGGACGATCCGAGATGGAGCGTTTAGGGAAAACGATGGTCAGACAGTGCCTCTTGTGTATCAGCATCAGCATACCGATCCTAAGAATGTTCTTGGACATGCCCTTCTGGAGTATCGACCTGGAGAGGGCATGTATTGTTATGCGAAGTGCAATAACACAGAGAACGGCCAGCTTGTAAAAGAAGCCGTTGCTCATGGGGATCTGACCTCCTTTTCCATTTACGCAAATCAGCTTACTCAGCATGGCGGAGACGTTGTGCATGGGAAGATCCGCGAGGTGAGCGTAGTCCTTGCCGGGGCCAATGATGGTGCAGTGATCGAGTATCCTGTGCTGGCACATTCCGGCGAGACGGTATACGACGAGGCGATCATTTATGCTTCGCCGGAAGGACTTGAGCTTTCTCACGCGGATGATGAAACAAAAAAGGAGGAAGAGAAGCCGGTGGCCGAGGAAAAGAAAGAAGAAAAGCCTAGTGATGGCGAGAAGACTGTTAAAGATGTTTTCGAGACACTCACTGAAGAGCAGAAGAATGTCGTTTATTTCATGATTGGACAGGCTCTTGAGGATGCCAAGGGCGGATCCGAAGTGAAGCACTCTGCTGATGAGGAAGAGGATACAGAGGACGAAAAGCCTACTGAAAAAGGCGATGGTAAGACCGTAAAGGACGTCTTCGAAACTCTAACCGAGGAGCAGAAAAAAGTTGTTTATTTTATGATCGGACAGGCTCTTGAGGATGCTAAGTCCGAAGCTAAACATTCCATCAATGATGAGGAGGATACTACTTTGACTTACAATGTTTTTGATCAGGATAAGGCTCAGGACGCTGTGCTGAGTCATGCCGCTATTTCTGACCTTCTGAATGACGCCAAGCGCATGAAGGTCACTTCCCTGAAGGAAATGCTCGCTGATCGCATGGCCGAGAATGATGAGCTGATGCATGCTATTGACGAGACCGGTATGACTGGTCCCTCCAATGCGACTGCTTCTCAGACCTATGGCTTCCGGGATCCGGATATGCTGTTTCCCGACGCTCGCAGCCTGAATAATCCGCCTGAGTGGATCAAGCGTGATACCGGTTGGGTCGCCAAGGTTATGTCCGCTGTTAAGCATACTCCGTTCTCACGCATTAAGAGCGTGTACGCCAATATCACGGAGAACGATGCCCGGGCGAAGGG